TGAAAGAAACTAAAATAGTAGAATTAGTAATAGCAGATGATAGTCAAGAACTAGCTATTGATGCTATTAGCTTAGTAAATTCTCCTGCAATAGAGCAAGACTTTGTATTTTTCGGAAAAGAGAAAAACAACTTGACATTTGCTAAGGTAGATGAAGAAAAGCGTATGCTAGTTAGTCCTGCTTTAATACCTAACAAGCAGATATTTAGATACGACCCTAATACTGACTCTGAGTATTATGTTTACTTTAGTCCTGATACAGTACGTAAGGCTTCTGAGTTATATTTAAAACATAACAATCATCACAAAGCTACATACGAACACAAAGACAGAGTATCAGGCGTTCTAACAGTAGAATCTTGGATTAAGGAGGGAGACAACGATAAGTCAAAAATGTATGGCTACGACCTCCCAAATGGCACGTGGTTTGTCAAAATGAAGATAGAAAATGATGAACTTTGGAATAAGATAAAAGAAGGAGAATTAAAAGGTCTTTCTATTGAAGGTTACTTCGCTAATAAATTTGAACAAATGAATAAGAAAGAATTTACAACAGAAGAAATAAGAACTGCACTAAAAGAATTGTTAAGTGTTCAGAAGGTTGAGTTGGAAAGCGTTAAAGAACTTGAAAAGTATTCTAAGTTAGGTGAAGCAAAAATAAAAAATGCAAAAGGAACTATTACAAGAGTAAAAAAGGAACAAGAAGATTTAAGGCAGCATAATGAAGATTTAGAAAAGTTAAATGATAGACTTGACAAAGATTTAAAAGGGTTTGAAGCTAAAGCAAAAGAATTAGGAGTAAAAGCAACAGATGTTCCTGCATACAATAAAGCAAGAGATTTGTCTATTTCTTTAGTTAAACAAGCAGAATTTGGGTATCAAGTATTAAAAGGTAAAAAATAAAATAATATGAAACCAACACCAGAACAAGTACTAAGTGCTTTAAATAAAATGATTAAAGAATCTAAAACTGAACTAAAAGCAGAAAAGGTTGAGTTAGGTTTAGTTGATGATATGGATACTGCTGCTGATAGGTTAAACGATTCTTTTGGTGAAGCAAACAAGTCGGTGAAAAAAGCAAGTAACCTAGATGATGAATTAGATAAATTAAAAACAAAAGCAAATGAAATAATTAGAGAATTAAATGGTGATAGTTCTGATATAAATAAAAGGTCAGATATTGGTAAAAAATTATTATCTAATTTTGAAAATGCGGCAAAAGAGTTAGGTATTAAACCTCAACAAAGTCAAGAATATAAATTTTTATCTAAACTAGTTGACCAGGCTTATGAAAGAGATTTAACTGTAAAAGATTGGATTAGAGTAACAAAAAAACTTGTTTAAAATCTAAAAATCAAATAAATAAATAACTATTCTATTATATTAAAAAAGAACCTATGGACATTAAAGAACAAATATTAGTAGCACTTGGCTTAAACAAAGCCGATGAAGAAATTAAATTAGCTTGGCAAGCGAAAAGCGAAGATGGTACAATCTTTGTTTCTACTGCTGAGGAATTAGAATCAGGCGTTGATATTTCTGTACTTACAGAAGATGGAACGACTATTCCATTACCAATCGGAACTTACAAGACTGACACAGGCGTATCTTTTAGAGTAGAAGATGAAGGTGTAGTTTCAGAAGTTATGGAGTCAGAAACTGAGGAAGAAGAAACTCCAAAAGAAGAAGCAACAAAAGAAGAAAAAGAAGAAATGGCAGAAGAAAAAGAAGAATATGAAGAAGAAGCTGACGTTGCTGATTGGGAAGGCATGGAGAAGCGTATCAAGAATCTTGAAGATGCGGTATCTGACCTCAAAAAACAAATAGGAGAAACAGGAGACGTTGAAGAGATGGCAGAAGAAGTATCTGAGCCTAGCGACAAACCTAGAACTAAAACAACTAAGACAACAGAAACTATTGAATTTTCAGTTGAAGATTTAAAAGCAGAGAACGAAAAACTTAAAGCAGAGTTAGCGGCTAGTCCTGCTGACACTCCAATTAACACTAACAAGTTTAGCTCTGAAAAAACTGAATTGTCAAAAAAACAATACAATAAACTTTCTAAGCAAGAAAAGTTTTTGTACAACTTATATAAATAAATAATTAACAATAAGTAGAGGTAACTCTACGTAACTAACTAAAAAACAACAAACTATGGCTTTATCAACGACTAGTAATTATGCAGGGAAAAGTGCAGGATTTTATATTTCTGCCGCACTACGTCAAGCTAACTCAATGGAGTTCTTGACAATGATTGAAAACATTAAATACAAAAGCAACATTCAAAAAATGGCTGCTGCAAATATGGTAAAAGACGCAACTTGCGACTTTACAGAAGCAGGGACATTAAGTATGACTGAGGCTATCTTAACCCCTAAGAATCTGCAAGTTAACACAGATTTATGTAAACAAACGCTTTTAGATTCATGGGAGGCTTTACAAATGAGAGCAGGAGCAGGTGCGCCACCTCCAGCTTCTTTTGATGACTATGTTATCTCTTACATTGGAGATATTATTGCAAACGCAACTGAAACTTCTGTATGGACAGGAAATGATGCAACAGCAGGAGAGTTTACAGGTTTTGTAGGCGGTGGTGTTGGTCACTTAGTAACAGATGCAACAGTAGTTGACGTAGCTAATGCAGGTGGTGCAGGTACTGCTTATGACGCTGCAAACATTATAGCTAACTTACAAGCGTGTACAGCAGCTATTGCAACAACAGTTTACACAAAAGATGACTTATACATCTATATGAGTCCAAAGTCTTACAGATTATACATTTCAGCTATCTCTACATTAGGGTATGTAAATGCTTACTCTATGAATGGCGACTACGATGCAGTATTTGAGGGAATTAAATTAGCTGTCTGCAACGGCATGAAAAATGATGTTCTAGTAGCAGCAGAAAAGTCTAATTTATTTTTTGGGACGGATTTACTTTCAGACCAAAACGCACGTATCCAATTAATGGACATGGCTCAATTAGATGGTTCTGACAACATGAGATTAGTTTGTCGTTACTCAGGAGGAACTCAAGTAGGTATCGGTGCTGACACTGTTCTTGTATCATAATAAACCTAATTAACAGACGCAAGGGCTTCGGCTCTTGCTTCTTTAACCTTTAAAACATAAAATAATATGGCATGTACAAATTTGACGAAGGGGAGAGGTTTAGATTGCAATCGCGTCAGTGGTGGCGTGAAATTTATTTACTTTTCAGTATTTGATGAAATTACAAGTTTTGCTTATGATGCAGTTGACAAAAACACGATAGACACAATAGATTTTGGTGGTAACACTATTTATAGATATACAGTGCCAAGAGGTTCTACAACTATAACAGATACTATTACAGGCGACACAAATGCGGGGACTATTTTTTACACGCCAAGTGTAAATATGGTTCTTAATAGATTGACTCAGCAAGACCAAGAAGAGATTAAATTATTAGGACAAACACAAGTAAGAATATTTGCACAGCTTAATGCAACTCTAGCAAACGGACACGATGTGATTGTTGCAATGGGTATGAATAATGCAATGAGCTTAAATGCAGGTACTGCTGATAGTGGTGCAGCATTTGGAGACAGAAATGGTTACACTTTAACGTTTGACGGACTAGAGGCAATACCAATGGCATTCTTAGAGGATTATACAACAGACCCTTTTGACAATGCAGGGTTTACAAACAAAGCGGGTACATTCCCAACTGTTTCATAGTAACTTCTTAATCTTATCAGTAGTTTTTATATATTTCTTGATTAGAGGGCTTAATGCCCTCTTTTCTTTTTAATAGGACAATAAATACTTACTTTTTCTATTATATAGTATGATACAAGCTACAACAGAGTCTAATATGAAGGTATTTATACAAACGGAAGATAATAGAATTGATACTTCTGTACCTAAAATTCAGATAAGACACTTATTAAAATTCACCAATGATATGGATAAGTCTATTGTTTATGCTTATGGAGCAACAGAAACTATTTATGACAGATATACTTACTTTACTTTTAGTTATAATGCAAATCCAGATATGTATGCAGGTCAAATAAAATTCTTACCAGCAGGATATTGGAAGTATGAAGCGTATGAAGTAAGTTGGTGCGCTCCAGGCTTTGCAGTTTCTTTGGGTACCGCTCCTGCAACAGAAACAGATGTATTGACTCCTGCTTCTTGTGAAAAGGGAGTGGTACAGGGATTGGTAACTAAAGGAAAAATGTATGTAGCTGAAAAAGATGGAACACAACAAGTACAGTACACACAACATCCTGAACCATCAGGAACAAACTATATTTATTACGGACAATAAAAAAATTAAAAAATGGCAATAGAAAACGTACAACAATTATTAACAGAACAATTAGGAAAAAACGGAAGTACCGAAGTCTTTACAACAGCAGCTCAAACAGGTAAAGATTGGTATTGTGTTTACTTCCCTGTTGAAAGCGTAGTTGCTTCAATAGCAGCAGCAGATGCAACAGGAGAAACAGCGCTACAAACAACGCTTCCAGCAGGCACTACCCTTTTTATGAATGTGACGGCAATAACACTTACAAGTGGAATTGGAATAGGTTATGATGAGGGACCAACTACATAGAATATGTTAGCATTAAAATTAGGTTTAAGTCTAAACAACATTAAAACCCTAGGGGGTTGGAGTCCTGATGATGAAGCATCTCTAGTAGCTTGGTATAAAAACAAAACAGGAGTGCTTTTATCAGGCAGTAATGTTACTAAGTGGGATGATTCTTCTACTAACAGTTATTTTATGCAACAGCCAACTTCGGCTGAACAACCTGCCTATGATGCTGCCAATGGAAAATTAACTTTTGATGGTAGTGATGACCATATGCAACTCGCTTCAGGTGCTATTTCTTTAACAGGAGATTTTACTATCGGAATGAAAATTAAAGTAGAGTCAGGTTTAGGAGTTCCATTAGCTAGTAATACAGCCGTAGGGGAGTTTTTTAGATTTACTGCTACTAATGAATTGAGAGTAAGAATAAACAATGCAATTGCGGTTAATATGACTTTACTAAGTGGTGTGTGGGATGCAGGGGAATTAGTGGTTACTAGGTCATCAGGCAGCTTGAATATGTATTGGAAAGGAGTTTTACAAACAAGCGGTGTTTCTCCAGCTTTAAGTGGTACTGCCGACATAGATGCTTTAGGTGTTAGAAGAACAGACTTAAATCCTTATGATGGAGATATGTTTGAAGTGCAAATTTATAGTTCTTCTTCTGCTGATTTAACTACTAATGTAAATGACTACTTAAGTTCATTATAAAATAAAAAATATGAAAGACTCAGTATTATCAATAAATTTAGAAACTGCTACAGCTCCAATTATTCAAGAAGTTCGTGGGCGTGACTACATAGAATACGGAACAGAAGATTGGCGAAATCTGTATCCTCAATTCTTAATAGACCTTTACTATAATTCTTCAACTCATGCTGCTATAATCAATGCAACTGCTGAGATGATAGGTGGCGAAGATTTAGTAGTTTCTGATGAAGATACAAGTTTAGAGGCTTATGTAAAGCTAAAGAAATTTTTACGCCATGCTAACTCTAAAGAATCATTACATCAGGTTATAAAAAAAGTAGCATTTGATTTTAAACTTCAAGGTGCTTACGCAATACATATTATTTGGAATCGTGAACGTACTGAGATTTCTGAGATTTACCACGTACCTGTTGAAAGAGTAAGGGCAGGAAAACCAAATGAATTTGGACAGGTAGACACTTATTTTATTAGTTCTGATTGGTCTAATACTAGGTCACATAAACCTTATCCAATTTCAGCATTTAACAGGAACGACAGAACAGCTACAAGTCAATTATTGTACACAGGGTCTTATAGTCCTAATATGGACATCTATCACACTCCAGACTATATAGCTGCTAATAATTGGGCTTTAGTAGACCAAAGAGTTGCAGAGTTTCATCTAAATAATATAGAGAATGGATTTAGTGGTTCGTACTTTATTAGTTTCGCAAATGGAGTGCCTACTGCTGAGCAAAGAAGGCAAATAGAACAAAGTTTAACTGATAAATTTACAGGTGCAAAAAACTCTGGAAAGTTTATATTGACATTCTCAGATGACAGAACAAGAACTCCTGAGATAACTCCAATTAGTGTCTCTGATGCCGACAAGCAATATTTAGCCTTACAGGAGCTTTTAGTTCAAAACATTCTTACAGGTCACAGAGTGACTTCTCCTATGCTTATGGGTATTAAAAACGATACAGGCTTAGGCTCTAATGTAGACGAATTAAATAGTGCCTTTAATTTTTATCTAAATACTGTAATTATTCCCTTCCAACTAAATATCAAAAATACTTTACAGACTATTTTTTCTGTAAACAATATGGATTTGCCTGTTGATTTCGTACAATTAAAACCAATAACACTAGAATTTACTTCTGAGGACTTAAAAGGAATTTTAACGGAAGATGAGCTAAGAGAACAAATGGGGCTTAAACCTCTTGATGTAGAAGTAAGGGAAGATTTTAGTAAAGTAGGCATGATAGATGGAAAGCCTGTTTTTAGCACCATAGAAGAGGCTGAGGCTCATGCAAAGTCAATTGGGTGTTCTGGGTATCATGAACACGAATATGACGGCAGAACGGCTTATATGGCTTGTAAAGACCATTCCTCTGCAACTGAACTATCTGCTTTTATTGAAGAATTTGGTGAAGATATACCAGAAGAATGGGAATTAGTAGATGAAGAAAAGGTAGTTGACGAGCATGAAGAGTTTAATTTTGAAGAGGTATTAAATGACTTAGTTGCTGAGAAAATACAATTAGCTTCAACAGGCAAAGCATTGCCTAACAGAAAATCAGAACAAGATGGTATATCTAAAAAAACTTATGACTACTTTAGGGTTCGTTATGTCTATGAAGAAGATAATTTTTTAACAAATAAAACAGGAGAAAAAAGACCTTTTTGTAGACAGATGATGGGTGCTTCTAAACGTGGCAAAATGTACAGAAAAGAAGATATTGCAAGAATGTCTGACCGAGTTGTAAATGATTACTATTATTCTAAAAATCAGCAAAAAAATATCGGTTGGGGACCTAGAGGGGCGTTGAAATACGATATTCTAAAATATAAAGGCGGTGGTAACTGTCAGCATTTTTGGCTAAGAAAAATATACAAAACAGAATTAGGAAAATCAAAAACTACTAAAATAGAAGATGCTGATTTAATAAGCTACACTAAAGCAAGGTCAGAAGGTTTTACGCCTGAAAAAAATAATCTTCTAGTGGCTAAACCACCAAAAAGAATGAAGAATAAAGGATTTTTAACACCAAGATAATTAACATAACTAATTGATAACCAATGGCATACGTATTATTTATATCAGAAGAAAAGCTTAAGGATTCGACTGCCTTAAACCTCAATATCGACAATTCTATTTTGCTCCCATTCGTACGTGAAGCACAGAAGCTTTATGTTGAGACAGCACTTGGCACGCAACTTACACAACATTTGAAAGATGAAATTATTGCAGGAACTTTAGCAGGTGCTGACAAAACTTTAGTAGACGAGTACATCGGCGATATGTTGCCAGGTTATTCCGTTTATCACGCCATTCCGTACCTAAGATTTAAAATGGAGAATGGCAATCTGTATTCTAAGACTAGCGAAACAGGGACTGCATTAAGTACAGAGGAAGCACAACATTTAAGAGAGGAGGTGCTTAACACAGCTTCGTATTATCGTGAAAGAATGATTAAGTACATCAGAAATAACATCTCTAGCTTTCCAAAATACAATCAGAACTCTGGGGCAGATGTGGTTCC